GCCCTCGACGTTTTCAAAGAAGCAGACTCTTGGTTGAAGAATTGAAATGCCTCTTGAGATATGCGGCCAGAGATGCCTGGGGTCTTCACCTCCAAGCCGCTTGCCTGCTGCACTGAAGGGCTGGCATGGGTAGCCCCCAGTGAGGATGTCCACTCGGTCGCGAAACGCTGCCCAAGGGAAGGTCTTAAGATCCGGCCAGATAGGTGCCGGGTCCATGAGTCCCGCTTCCATTTTCGCAACCAGATTGCTGATGGCGAAGGCTTCGATCTCACAAAGAACGACTGTGCGCAGACTTGGGATTGCTCGTTTAAGTCCAAGCTCAATGCCTCCGTATCCAGCGCAGAGGCCAAGGTGTGTAACTGCTTTGGTAGTATCCATGTCATGGTTTTGTTGGTAGGCACCCAACCTACCGCACCATGATCCACCTCGTCAAGGGGGAATCTTTCATGGCATGGAGAAATCGCTGTACCCCGATTCCCGATTCTGGAATTCCGAATTCCGAATTCCGTATGGCGTATGGAGAATCTGGAATACCGCACCATGAGGTTCCGGGGCTGGGGGGTGCACCTGGGCGGGCGGGGCGGGGTCCGCGGGCGGGCGAGGGGGGGGTCGGACACCGGATGTCCAATGACAATAGCGGGGTGGGACATTGAGTGTCCTATGGGGTATCCTGGTCACCTAGTGTTAAATCGAAAGTAACCAGTGACCAGTGACCAGTGACAAGGAAGGAGGGAACCGACACACAAGGGGTCGATGGCCTACTCATGAGACAAGCGGGCAAGCGGGCCTAGGAAGGAAGAAAGCGGCGGGCGGGCGTCCACACCCTCTAGGCAAAGAAAAACCCCGCAGGAGTAAACCTACGGGGCGTGGTGAATGGCTTGGGATTTACTTACCGTTACCAGCAAGGGCGGATAGGACTAACAGCAAAGTGAACAGCAGGCAGAGGGCAAGGTAGCCTAGGACACGAAGAAGTGGCTTCACTAGATGAGTCCTAGGGCGATGAGAATTGACGGGCACCCGTGGCTACAGGCTCCGTCGGGTTCAACCACGCAACCCTCTGTGCAGCAAGCGGGTGATGTGGATTCCCACATGGCGTTACGGGTGAATTGCTCTAAGGTATCGGGTGTGAACCCTTCATTTTCCAAGGCTTCGGTGGCTGTGATGAGGTACGGGTTTACTTTGGATTTCATGATTTGAATCGGGCGTCAATTGCCCGGCGTTCCCTTCAGTTGCCCGAAGGGAATCCCGGAAAATTCAGGCTTCGACGAAATGAACTGAACCCTTGCCGTGGGGTGGAATCCACACGTTTTCTATTCCGTTTCGCGCACCCGCACAGAGTTGGCACACAGCGCACGGGGTACCGTCGCGATCGCTTGCGCAAAGGTTTTCCCCCACACTAGCCTCGGAGCCGACGCGGAAAGTACTCCACCCCATGCTTCGGGCGATGACCAGTTCCGCGATGGAATCCACCGAAGCCATCAAAAGCGAACGCCACGCTTGGAGGGAGGGTTTTCTCCATTGGTGGGTGTAGCCTGTCCACCCGCTTGAAACGCCAGCGATGGCCAAAGCAAGGGACAAGGGAATCCATGTGGGGTCACCGTAAGCTCCGAAGCGAACTTTCCTACCAGTGAACGCCTCGAGACTACGCAAGGGCGCATAGTTTCCGGCTTTCCATGCCCGCCAGATTCCCTGTGGTGCTTGGCCCGCATTCACATAACACGAACGACCGGAGCCGTCGCCGTTGCCACGGTGGACGCAAGATCCACATATGAGGCGATCCAAGCCCGTTCGGATCGCTTCCGTGGGGCTCACAGAACGGACTAGGATCCAAATTTGGATCATGTCTCCCGTCTTTCTATTGTCGCTGGGGGTCTCGAAGCCGGTGGCAATGATGACCCTTTGAGAGTCTTCGTGGAGAATGAAGCCGTTGCTCACAGTGAACCCCCTAGGCTTTCGATGAGGGCGACGATGGCCATGATGAGAATGAAGCCAAGGGCCGCAAGCGGGCCGTGGAAGCGGGGGTGAATGCGTAGTTTCATTGGTTTTAGAGTGCCCATAGTTTTAGGGCGTACGCAAAGAAGATCACCCTTTGCGGCAAGCGTCAACAAAAGCGGTAAAGAAAATAAATCCGAGGTAAAGGGGGTGGATGAAAGCGAAAGCGGGGGTTGTCCTGGAGAAAAGGGGAAAGGGGAAAAGGGTAGGAAGACCCGAAATCCAGATATCTGCGGAACAGAAAAAAACAGCAACTCGAGCGGCTTACTTGGGTATGCCGGAAGATCGGATCGCGATCATCTGCGGTTTCGCCTCCGGCAATCCAACTGGATGGGGGCAATATCTCATCCGGCATCCAGACTTTAAACGGGAACTAGAAACCGCCAGGGTCACTGGCGAAGTCGAGATGCAAGGAAGGGTTCTAGATGCGGGCAACGGCTGGCAAGGGTCAGCGTGGTTGCTTGAACGTACCCGTGGATATGTTGCCAGGGCATCGTTAGAGCACACTGGCAAAGGGGGCAAAGAATTGTCAGTAAGCGGCAATCTACTTGGCGCATTCGGTGGGCAATCTAAATAGGATAAGCAATAGCAATAGCGGTATACGGATGGCGGATATTGTAATAGGACAACGGGGGCGGGGGACCACCCAGCAGGGGGGTGGGTGATACCTTATACCCCCTCTCCCCACCCAACCCAATTTTATGAGTGTCAAGCAAATTAAACGGAAGAAATCCCCTTCACTAGGAATGGGTTCGCATATCCCTGCATGGAAGCAGCGTAAGCTCCTGGAGGAGGCACAACAATTGGCCAACTTCCCTAAGATGATGTTGGGGCTTCGCGACACCTATCCTTGGCAGGAGAAGGTGCTGGGAGCGTTGAACGAGAAGCATTCCAAGGTAGCCCTCAAGGCTGCGAATGGTTCTGGCAAGACGAGCATGGTAGCCGCGAGCGCGGTCGTCTGGCACATGATTCGCTGGCCGGGTAGCCTTGTGGTATGTACGGCTGGTGTGTACCGACAGGTGGCCGATGCTCTATGGCCGCATCTTCGGAAGATGATCAATGGATTGGGTGGCGAGGAGAATGGATTCTCGATCAAGGATGGAGAGATCCGGTATGTGTACCCGAAGAAGGTGGATGGTCAGGAGTTGGTGAGTAGGTGCATTGGGTTCAGCGCGAGCAATCCGGAGAAGGCGGAGGGCTGGCATGTGCAGGGTCCGAGCAATGATTTGCTGTATATTGTGGATGAGGCGAAGGCGGTACCGGACGGGATATTCCAGTCTATGGAACGGTGCCAGCCAACGCGGACTCTGCTGATGAGTAGCCCTGGCGGCTCCTCCGGATATTTCTACGATGTATTCCGGCGCAACGATGGTAAGTGGAATACCTTTACGGTGACGGCTTTCGATTGTCCGCATATCCGGAAGGAATGGATTGATGATCAGTTCGCCAGATGGGGCGAGGGTCATCCGCTTGTGAGATCGATGATCTATGCGGAGTTCATGGAGGACGACGGGAGTTTGACGGCGGTGAAGACGATCGATTGGCAAAGGGTGGTTAGTGGCCCACCTAAGGAGGATACGGAGGGTCAACCATTGACCGCGGGTTGTGACTTCTCAGCCGGCGGCGATGAAAGCGTACTCGTCATACGCCAGGGCAATACGGTTAAGGGGCTGGTCCGGTGGCGGGATAAGGACACGATGGCCAGTGTGGGTAGGTTCATAGCGGAGTTCAGGAAGTGGAATCTGAAGGCGGCGGATATCTATGCGGATGTGGGCGGCATGGGGGTGGTGATGTGTGATGCGCTCAGGTCTGAGGGTTGGGATGTGCGGCGGGTTAACTTCGGTGAGCGGGCCATTCGGGATGATCAGTTCGTGAATAGGGCTGCGGAGATGTGGATCGAGTTCGGGCGGATGGTGGAGGAATCGAAGGTGAATCTGGGGCCGGTGGGAACGGACGAGATTCTATTGCAGCAGTTCGTGAGTAGGAAGGTGCGGACCAATGGCAAAGGCAAACTCACCCTCGAAGGCAAAGACGAACTCAGATCCCGCGGCGTGAATAGTCCGGATCGGGCGGATGCGATGGTGCTGGCGTTTTGCGGTGGTGGCGGGAAGCGGATGGATGAGTACCTGAAAGCATTGGGTGAGGATGGAAGGAGCTTGCTTGAAAGGATGGAGGATGAGATAGGTCCGGTGGAGGAAACTGGGTCTCCGCTTGCTGGATGCGAGGTTGGCGGGTAGGAAGAGGGGTATACATTTATGATGAGCGACAAACAGCGGAATTCGTTGCAGGGCCAGATTGTTGAGGCTGTTGCCCAGCGAAGCCCGTGGGAGATAAGGCAGACGCGGTGGTATGAGTTACGCCATCACGGGTTGCGACGTACCAATAAGCCTTGGCCCAAGGCCGCGGATCTGCATTGGCCGCTCATTGATACGGCGATCGAGAAGCTCAAGCCGTTGTTCCTCCAGCAGGCGTTGGGTATGGATGTTGTGGCCAGCTTTGTTCCGATGCGCCAGCAGTTGAATGCGTATACGAAGGTGGCTGAGGACTGGTTCAATTATAAGATTCGGGACAAGACCAACTTCACGGATGAAGTCCTGAGCTGGGTGGATTACACGCTGATGAGCGGGCGCGGGGTGATCAAGTGCTTCTGGAATCCCGGTGATAAGCGAGTGGGGTTTGAGGCGATTGACCCGATGTATTTCATTGTGCCGGCATACACCGTGGATTTGCAGGATGCAGATTGGGCGGTGCATGTGATGCCGATGAGTGTGGGAGCGTACAAGCGGATGGCTGGGCAGTTCGGGTGGAAGAGCGATTCCAAGACGATCGAGAAGATTCGGGGTAATCCGCAGCAGGACGATAACGTCCCGGGGGCAGCGACCGAGGATGCGGCGAAGCAGCTTCGCGAGGGTATCACTTACACGAGCAATACCGATGGGGTGATTGTGTGGGAGGTGTACAAGAAGCGGGATGACGGGGTGTGGGAGGTTTACCTGTATAGCCCCGCGGCAGTGGATCTCGACCTTCGAGATCCCATGGAGTTGCCATATGATCATGGCCAATGTCCCTTCGTGGACTTCCCGTATGAGATCAAGGACAAGGGATGGTTCAGCCCGCGGGGCGTGTGCGAGATCTTGGCTCCGTTCGAGTTGTCGATGACCTCGATGTGGAACCACAAACACGATGCGATGACGCTGTATAATCGCCCGCTATTCCGAGCGGAACGGGAGCTGCCGAACAGCATCAACTTGCGGTTCTCACCCGGGCAAATCTTGCCGTATGGCGTGGCCCCGGTCCAGATGCCGCAGCCTCCGGTGAGCTTCGATCAGGAGCTGAACCAGACTCGGGCGGTCGCGGAGAACCGGATCGGTAGTCCGGATTACGCGATGGGCAGTGTGATGAGCGGGGGCAGTGACCGGCGGACGGCGACCGAGATCCAGAGTATCAACGCTCAGGCAATGCAGAGTGGGGATCTGCGGGCGCGACTATTCCGCATGGCACTGGGCAAGATGTACCGGCAAGCTTGGGGACTTTATGTTCAGTATGATTCCAAGAGTTTACGATATCGATTTGCGGAGGACTCGCTGGATGCGGATCCGGTGGCATTACACGATCAATATGAGCTGGAACCGAAGGGCGGTATGGACATGGTCAGCCGGCAGATGATGGTTCAGCAGGCCATTAACCGTAAGCAACTGTTCCAGAACAGCCCCTGGGTGGATCAGGTGGAGCTGGATAAGAGCATCATGGAGCTGGATGACCCGAGCCTGATCAAAAAACTGATACGGGATCCAGGTCAGAAGCAGCAGGATGAGTTGGAGGACGAGACCAAGACGATCCCGACACTGCTAATCGGCATCCCGGTGCCGGCTAAACCGGGTCAGAACTTCGCGGGCCGTATCGGTGTGCTGATGCAGTACCTGAATGGGGCGATCCAGCAGGGTCAGCAGTTCAGTCCGGCCTCGAAGAATGCGTTTATGGTGCGGATCGACAGCCTGTTGCAGGGGTACGAGCAAGTGGCTACCAATGAGGCGCGGAAACTAAGGGCTGAGATCCAGAAGTTCCTGACCAGCAGCGGTTTGTTGCAGCAGCAGCAGCCTCAGATGCCAATGCCGCCCGCCGGCCCAGAACCGCAGATGGCCCAGCCTCCCGTTCAATAAGCTATGACCTGCAAAGATTGCCGATATCGAGCCTCCGACAAGACCTGCCGGCGGTTTCCGCCCACCAGTAGGCCAACTTGCTGGCCCACTGTGCTGGATTTTGATTGGTGCGGAGAATTTTACGCTATGACCGCTATTATTGTGGAGCCTCAGCCCGTTTTGACCTCGATTCCGGTGCAAACCCAGCCCCAAGCTCCGTTAATGGAGCAGCTTGAGGAGGGTGTGGCACCGAAGATCAGGTTCCAGAAGGCTAAGAGGCAGGAGAACATCAAGGAGTTGCAGGATTCACCCCTATTCCAATCTTGATATGGCCGAGTACCAAGGAAAGAAAGTATCGCTTGGCAAACCTTTCTACACACCAGGCGAGTCAAAGAAGAAAGCGGTGTACGTTCGCAATCCGAAGGGCACCGTGATCAAGGTTCGCTTCGGAGATCCCAATATGGAGGTTAAGAAGGACGATCCGGAGCGGCGCAAGAGCTTCCGAGCGAGGCACAACTGCGATACGGCGAAAGATCCTACGAAACCCAGAACGTGGTCCTGCAAAGCCTGGTAATATGATCTCACTCATTTCACGAGTCCGCGCCGCATGGACTTTTGGCCGGCATCAATGTTGGGTCGATGCGCTTCCTTGGAACAGGGATGACGCGACCACCCTCAATAACTTTTTCAAGAGCGAGACCGGAAAAAAGTTCAAGGACGCTCTCCTGAACATTGTTCTTATGCAGAACGCTTCTGCAATTACGGACAGAAACCATTTGCAATACTCCTCTGGATTTGCAATGGGTCAGGCCAGTCTTGTGAAGGTCATCGAGATGATGGCCGACCGAGAATCAATTACG